TTGCTTGTAGTTTCTATTGCATATACTGCTCAAAAGTGGTGGCAACTAAGAAATAAAAAGTGAAATACTTTAATTACAGCGAGTTTGACAGCCCTGATGTACAGGGTAGTGGGCAGTTGATGGATAAAACCCTACTTGAAATGTTAGACGATGTACGAGATAAATTCGATAAGCCTATACACATTACAAGCGGTTATAGAACAGAACAACACAATGAAGCTGTTGGTGGTGCAGAAGGAAGTAGCCATACAAAAGGACTTGCAGTAGATATAGCTTGTACCAATAGTAAAGATAGATTTGATTTAATTAATTGCCTTTTAGATGTAGGGTTTAGTAGGATAGGAGTAGCAGATACTTTTATACACACTGACATAGACACCGACAAAGTACAAGGCGTAATGTGGACATACTGATGAAAAAGCTTATAAATTTAATTACAGGGGGTCTAGTGAAAGATATTGGTAAAATAATAGATAACCTTACCACAACTGACGAAGAACGCTTAGAGGCCAAGAGAATGATTCAGGAGCTACTTGAGAAAGCAGATAAAGACGCACAAGAACAAGTTACTGAAAGATGGAAGTTTGATATGCAATCAGACTCTTTCTTGTCTAAGAACATAAGACCATTAGTGATGATTTTTTTAACCGCTATGTTTACCTTACTAGCTTTTACTGATGGTAACATAGGTGAATTTAAAATACAAAAAGAATATATACCTATATTTCAAACGCTATTAGTTACTGTTTATGGTGCTTATTTTGTAGGTAGAACTTGGGAAAAAAATAAAAAAAGTAGTTAATAACTTTTTATTTTGGCCAAGATATTTTTATATAATTTTATAAACGAACTTCAGCAACCTAATAAAGTTGGACGGCTGTTGGAACAGGTAATTAAATTTTTGTTTTTTGCCTGGCTTTTTTCTTTTTTCTTTTTACCCTTTTTCTTTTTTCTTTTTAATTCTAATTTATTATATTTACTAAAATGATTGATTATATGATTGATAAAATTCTTGGTTACAAAACAATTTCAAATAAAGATAAAATAGATAGACTTCTAGAAATAGATGCTATTATGTATACTAATTTAGGTAGTGACTCTACTAAGACAGAAAGAAACGAAGCTAAGAAAAAGTCTAGAGTAATTTATAGAGCTATAAAAACTTTAGATAGAGACTTAGGGGATATGCTATTAATAAATCAATGTTAATTGAAAAAGCAATCTAGAAAAAATATAATTAAAAAATTAGATGAAGTCTTTAGCCAATACATACGACTACGGAACACTGATGCATATGGGAATACCGAGTGTTTTACTTGTGGAAAAAAAGACCATTGGAAAAAATTGCAATGCGGACATTTTCAAAGCAGAAAGCATTATGCAACAAGATGGGACGAAATAAATTGCCAAGTTCAATGTTCTGCGTGTAATGTATTTAGATATGGTGAACAATATATATTTGGTATAAATTTAGATAAACAATACGGAGAAGATACAGCAACTAAATTAAATCAAGCTTCAAAACAAATTGTTAAACTATCAAATGAAGATTTATTAGACAAAATTGAACATTATAAAATTATAGTTAAGAGACTTTCTTAATTCTGTTTGTTGTCATACTTGAAAAAAGCCGGTAATTTTTTAGTTATCGGTTTTTTTTATTAAAAAGTTTTTATATATTTGTATAAAATAATTTTTTATGACATATTCAGAAGATTTAATAAGATTAAAAAACGCTAGAATAAAAGCGTTAGAACAAGAAGTTGAAAGACTTACTAAGACAAATGAATTTTTACACGCGCAACTTGAAGTATTAGAAAATGGAAACTAATATATATAATAAGCTTTTAAAAGTTCAGACAGAAATAGGAGCTATATCTAAAGATACTAAAAATCCTTTTTACAATTCTAAGTATTTTGATATTAACTCTCTATTAAAACAAGTAATGCCTTTGTTGCAAAAGCAAGAATTAGTATTACTACAACCAATACAAGATGGTCAAGTTAAAAGTGTTATTATAGACACTGATGGTGGAAGTGTAGAGTCTACTATGTTTTTACCTGAAATATCAGACCCTCAAAAGCTTGGTAGTGCAATTACTTATTATAGACGTTATACATTACAATCTTTATTAGCTTTACAAGCAGAAGATGACGATGCTAATGCTACTGTAAATGAAGTAAAAGACAACAAGAAATGGTTAAACATAAATACACCGGAATTTAGTAAAGCAATAGAATATCTAAAGAATGGTGGTAAAATTACAACAATTCAAAGTAAATATAAATTAAGTAAAACAGTCAAAGAAGAGTTATTAAAATTAAGTTAAAATGGCAGGATTAGTAAATATAAGTTTGGATTTATCTAAGATTGATAAAACAAAAGTAAATGACAATAAATGGTTAAATTTAATTGTGGCACTAAGCGACGAAACAAACCAATATGGACAAAATGCAAGTGTGTATCACTCTCAAACTAAAGAGGAAAGAGAAGCAAAAGCAGGTAGAACATATATTGGAAATGGTAAAGTTGTTTGGAATGATGGCAAAATAGTAAGTGCTGAAAAAGTTGAGCAAGTAACCAATGCTGAACAAAACCCACAAAGAACAGAGATAGACGATTTATTAGAATTTTAATTTACGGGGAGTTAACGCTCCCCTTTTTTATGTTAGCTGAAATTAATAAACTACAAGAAAATATACTTGACATAAAATACGGTCGAGTAAAAGAAGGTTTAAAAATAAATGTACCAGAAATAGATGAGCATTTTAGATTTAAGCAAGGTAATTTTAATATAATTATTGGCCACGCTAATGTTGGTAAGACAACTGTTATTATTTACCTTATGTTACTTTATACTATTAAACACAAAATTAAATGGTTAGTATTTTCAGCTGAGAATACTCCACAAAGTATCGCAAGAAAAATAGTTGAGTTTAAATCAGGTAAGCCAATAACTAAAATGACAGATGACGAAATACAACAAACTCTTGAGTGGGTTAATGAATATTTTAAAATCATAGATGTATCTGATGCTTATACTTACAAAAAACTTTTAGATGAAGCTAAGTTAGTTAAAAAAGATTTTGACTATCATGGTTTACTTATAGACCCTTATAATTCTTTAAATAAAGATAGAAACCTTTTAAGAGGTATTAACTCACACGAGTACGACTATGAAGTAGCAAGTGAATTTAGGCTATTTTGTAAGAACAATAAAGTATCTATATGGCTTAACACTCACGCTGTAACAGAGGCACTTAGAAAGACCCATACAAAAGAACATGATTATGCTGGATTGCCATTGCCACCAAGTATGGCGGATGTAGAAGGTGGAGGTAAATGGGGTAATAGAGCAGACGATGTTTTTACAATACATAGATATACTCAACATCCTAGTGAGTGGATGTACTCTGATATTCATGTTAGAAAAATAAAAGAAGTAGAAACAGGTGGTAGACCAACACCAATAGAAGAGCCAATAAGACTTAGAATGGTAAGAAACAATGTAGGTTTTGAATTTTTAGGTGTTGACATACTACATTCTAACAATACTAACGTAAAAGAACTATTAAAATTCTAATGGCTAGTTGGTTAAAAATAGTAGCAGAACACCACGATCGTTGGGTTAAAATAATAAACTCTTTTGGTGAGTATGATTACGCTGAAGATATTGTACAAGAAATGTATATTGCTTTACAAAAATACTCAAAACCAGAAAGTATAATCAAAAATGGTAAGGTTAGTAATGGCTATGTGTTTTTTACTTTACGCTCTTTATATTATCAGTTTTATAACGCAAAGAACAAGGTACAAAAAGTAAATATAGATGATTATAAAATAGAAAGCTTTTCAGATATTGAACAAGAAAAAGCCTACCATAAAGTTTGTACTTTAATTGATGACCATATTGAAAATTGGCATTGGTATGACCAGAAGTTGTTTAAGCTATATAGAGATACAGATATGAGTATACGTAAGATAGCAAAAGAGACGGGTATTAGTTGGGTTAGTATTTTTAACACACTTAAAAAATGTAAATTAGATTTAAAAGAAAATTTTAGTGAAGATTATGATGATTATTTAAATGAAGATTATGAGAGAATTTAAAGGAAACAAGCGTACAAAAGCTTACAAAGAATGGAAAAAGAACTTTGAATCAGAACCTAAAGGTGTAGGTGATACTGTAGAAAAAATAACTAAAGCTACAGGAATTAAAAAGATAGTTAAATGGTTGGCAGGCGAAGATTGTGGTTGTGATAAAAGACAAGAAGAGCTAAACAAACTTTTGCCTTATAAAAAACCAAAATGCTTAGAGGAATGGGAATTTAATTTCTTACACGATTGGTATGAAAGAAACACAAATATAATGACCCGTAAAAATCAAATAGAATTTTTAAAAATTTACAATAGAGTGTTTGGAACTAGAAAAAAAATAAGTTCTTGTAGTACTTGCGTAAAAGAAATTGTATTAGATTTAAAAAAAGTTTACAATAAATACTTATGACACTTTTTCAAAAACAAACCTTTTTAGCAAACTATAGTTACTTAGCTACTCAGTTAATAGAAATAATGGAACGCGCAGCTGAAACTGACTCAGAGGAAAAATATAAAAAAGCAAAAAATTTAGTTAATGCATTAAACGAAGTTTATATGTATGCTCGTCTTTTAGAAAACGAAGAGGAATATGCTAAACAACAACTACAAGTAGAGCGTAAAGATAAAATAAGAGCAATAGAAAAATTAAGAGAAATAAGAGGAGATGAGTGATACAATAAGTAAATACTACGAGATGTTAGAAAATGGTGAATGGACTTCTAATAATTCTTGGGAAAACAGAAAAGATTTAATAGTTGAAAACGTTAAAACACAATACGATTTACGTTCAAAAATAGGTAAAGCAAAATACGGAACTACTATGGAGCGTAATGATTTAAGCTTTGTTGATTGGTTAATACACTTGCAAGAAGAGCTTATGGATGCTACTATATATATTGAAAAACTTAAATTTGAATACAATGCCACTACCAAAACCAAATAAAGGAGAAGATAGAAAAAGTTTCATGTCACGCTGTATGGCTGACCCAATAATGATTAAAGAGTATAAAAACACAGACCAAAGATTGGCTATCTGCTCAGTACAATTTAGAAAAAAATAATTTTTTTATTTAATAAATTGTTTATATATTTGTTGTAAATTAATTAACAATGCAACAAACAATTGAAATTACGTTTAGAGATACTGAACTTTTAGTAGAATATGAATACGACAAAGGTGAACCAATGGTAATGTACTATTCTGATTTATCAGGTAGTCCAGGTGAACCACCAAGTGTGGAGATACACGATATATTTGTTGAAGACACAAGTATATATAATGTGTTTGATGATACACTTATCGATGAATTAGCAGAAAGAATACTTGAAACTTATGAATAATGAATATACTAAAAGAAGCAGATAAAATAATAAACAAGCGTTCACAAGAAAAAGAACGTATGTATGGACCTTTTAGTGAAGGTATGGAAAGAGCTGCGATGATTGCTTCAGGCGCTACTGGTAAACAATTAACCGCTCAAGATATGTATATGTGTCTAGTAGCTTTAAAACTATCTAGACAATCTTATAATCACAAAGAAGATAACTTATTAGATGCTGTGGCTTATTTAGCTGCTTTAAACAATTATAACACAAAAAAATGAAAATAGGTATATTGCTTGGAAGAGGCATAGAAGGCTGTGGGGTTACAAGATTTGCTACTGAATTACAATCTTATTTATTATCTAAAAATTATGAATGTAAGTCTTTTGCATCAATTGATAAAAAGTGGGGTAGAAAAAACTCACAAAATACTAATATAGTAGAATTTGATAATGACGAAATAAATAAAGTTAGAAAAGAATTGGATAATTTTGACATTGTATTTTATCAATCTTTACCAAGTAAATCAAACTCAGAGTTATATAAAAATAAATTTTTTGAACAACTTGTATTAAATATAAAAAATCCAATTAAAATTATATTTCAAAATGACCACAAAATACATTCTTTAAATAGAAATAGTATGTTATGGGAAACTGTTTCTGAAATGGATTGCGCTTTTACTTTTGGTAAAGGCACAGTGTTTAATAAAAAAATAAAAGAATTAAATATAAATACTCCAGTAAAGTTTTTTAATAATGGTCACGATTTTAATAAATTAACACATTTAATTAAAAAAGAACAACAAAGAAAAATATCTTATTTAGGTAGGTTTGCAACTTTTAAAGAGCCAAATAGAATGATACATTTGCAACCTTTACTTTCTAAACACAATATAATATGTGAAGCTAGAGGTATTGAAAAATCTATAGGAGCAAAAACAAAGTTTTTTTGTTCTAACGAAAAAGATTTAAAATCTCCAGAGCATAGTAATATAAAATATAGAAATAAAAGTATTGTTGACGAACAAGATTTAAATCATTTACATGTTTATGGACCTTATGATAGAATGCCTACACTAGAATTACTTTCTAATAATATGTTTGGAGCTAACTTTTTTAATTTAAAAAAAGAAGAGTATAATAATATAATTGAATACTCAACTTTAGAAATGATTAACATAGGTATGATTGTAGTGGTTGATGAGCAATGGGCTAAAAATAATTATCATTTACAAGGTGATAGCTTTTATGATTTAAATTGTTTTATATATAATAATAGAAATGATTATCAATCAACCGTTGAACAAATAGTAGAATTAGCAAACAATAAAGAATTAAGAAGTAAAAAAAGAAGATTAGCTTATAATGTAGCTAAAAGTCATTGTGATGTAAATATAGCTTTTAATGATTTAATACAAAAAGCAAAAGAAGTAAATAAAAAACAAACTTACAAAAATGAATTATTTTAATTTTGCTGGCTCTATATTAGAAGGTGAATACTTATACCAAAGTAAATTACACGATGGAACAATAGTATATAAATTTAAAGATAAAAATGGTTATATTTATCCCGTAAAAAAAGAAGATATATGTGGCAATTTGAAACAGTAACAGAAGCATTTGAGTTTTACTATGAAAAGTTAGACTCACAACCTGAATATAATGGTACTAAAGCTTTATATAATCAAATGTTTACTATTGTAGATACATCTGAAAAATTAGTTACTACACCTTATAGAAACTTTAAACAAGATTATGCTGAAAAAGAATGGCAATGGTATTTATCAAAAAATAGAGATGCTACTGAGATAGCTAAGATTGCCAAAATTTGGTATAATCACATGGATGAGCGCGGTTATGTTAACTCAAACTATGGATGGCAATGGTCTAGGAATAATCAATTAGAATATGTAATTAAAGAACTTAAAAGGGATAAATATTCTCGTCGTGCAGTATTATCTATCTATGATGGTAAAGAACACCAAGAGTACTCTAAAGATACTCCTTGCACTTTATCTATTCAATTTTATTATACACCAGACTCTGAAAAGTTACACATGACTGTTATAATGCGTAGCAACGATTTATGGTTTGGTTTTTGTAATGATGCTTATTGTTTTTTAAAATTACATGAGTTAGTGGCAAATGCTTTATATTCTCAACAAGGATATTATGTTCATTATGCCCAAAACTTACATATTTACGAAAGACACTATAATAAATTAAAATAATTTTTTTTATTAACAAGTTATTTATATATTAGCACTATCAAATTAAAAATTATGAATGCATATAGAAATATAAAATACGACATTTTTGGTTACT